ATGTCGCGTACTTCGCATTCCATCGGGGGCTTGGTTGCCTCCGTTCTACAATCCGCCTCGTCAACTACCGGCGATCGCTCCAAGGCGGCTAAGTCCGGTGCCACGCACCGCACGGGCGCGCCGGTCCTTCGCAACAGCATTGAGGCTGGGACCTTTGAGGACACGTTCTATTCCACCCCGGCAAAGGGCGAGACCGACAAGCTACTCCGCGCCGCGAAGAATCTGCTCGACGCCGGTAGGCGTTTGCGTCGTGAGGAACGGATCGACGGCCGAAAGCTGTCGCGCCTTGAACAGGCCATCACGCGGCTGACAAGCGGGGCCGTGCGCGTGTACGAAGAGCTGGCGACCCTCGCTCGTCTGAACGGCGGGAGGGTATTCCCTAGCTATGACCATCTTGAGGAAGCTACAGCGCTCGGCCGCGGTACGATCGCGCGCGCGCTTACGATTCTGGAAGGCGTCGGGCTGCTCGTGCGGCAACGCCGGTTCAAGCGTGTTGAGGCCGAAGGACCAGGACCACGCTACAAGCAGACATCAAACGTCTATCGGTTGCTACTGCCTAAGCCGTTGGCGGCCTACTTGCCGCGCTGGATGCGAGCGGCCCCGGTACCGGTCGACCAGATGCAGCGTGATGCCGATCGAGCGGTCGACGACAAGCACATGTTCGCGCAACTCAACTGCCGTGAACTGGCGCGTGCGACCCTCGCAGACAGCCCTCTCGGCCGCATGTTGGAAAAGCTGGGGGCGAGCATCGATAAGAAAGAGCGCGAGTTCGATTCTGGGCCTCAACCGCTACTCAATTCGATTGGTATAGCTTGAAAAGAACGCCTCCGGCGTACGCCAGTTTGATTGTCCCCCATCGGAAACGTCTCATCCCATCGACCCGATCGCCAAGCGTCGGCTGTCGGACCGGTCGGCTTACGCCGACCGATGGCTATGCGAGGGGGACGAGCACAATCTATGCCAAGTGGGGGGGCGGACGCATTTTAATAAAGGGGCACTGCCAAAGCTTAAAATCATGTCGCAACGCGCCGAAGCCGAACCTGTAAGCTCACTTAGTGCCCTAGAGGCTGTTATGAACCTGCGGCGAAGGCACCGGCCTGCTTCATCATGAGGCAGGCGAAGGCGACGACGTGAAGTCCTGCGAGTGTTTCGGCGTAGCGCTCGTAGTCTTTGACGAGGCGACGAAAACGGGTCGCCCATGCGAATGACCGCTCGACGACCCAGCGTCGTGGCAGGAGGACGAAGCCCCGCTTGGCTTCAGGCAGTTTGACGACCTCGAGCGCGATGCCATGTCTGGCGGCCGCGGTGGCGGCACGTTCGCCGGTATAGCCCTGATCGACCCAGGCAAGTTCGACGGTGTCGTTGGTGACGGCCTGCACGGTACGCACGAGCCGTTCCACCTCGCCGCGATCCTCTGCGCTGGCCGGCGTGACGTGGAGCGCCAGCAGATGCCCCAGCGTGTCGACGGCCATGTGGATCTTCGAGCCCTTCTTGCGTTTCCCACCGTCATAGCCAGCGCGCTCGCCGCTCTCAGGCGTGGAGCGCAGCGTCCGGCTATCGATGATCGCCGCGGTCGGCTCGGCCTTGCGGCCCGCCGCCAGGCGCAACACCGCGCGCAGGTCGTCTACCAGCGCCTCGAAGCATCCTGCCGCCAGCCAGCGCTGCGTCTGCTGGTCCACCGCTGCCCAAGGCGGAAGGTCGTTCGGCATCCACCGCCACGGCGCACCTGTCTTCACGATGTAGCGAAGACCGTTGAACGCCTCGCGCAGGTCATGCGCCCGTTGCCCGGCATCCTCGCGCTGCAGCAGCAGATACGGCGCGACCAGCGACCACTCCTCGGTGCTGACGTCAGACGGATACGGCTTGCGGCAAATGCTCATCCAATACTGGATGAATCAGGCCCGCTTCCAAGTCCATAACAGCCTCTAGTTGCCCCCCAACCGAACGACACATCCTCATACTAAGCGGCAACGGCATCCCCCGTATCCCGTTGCTCCTACCATCGTTCATTTACGCTTTCGTTCTCGAACATCATCAACAACCATTTGGTGGGTTTCATCGACCGGCAGATAAGGCGCTTCTATCGCCAGACTACTGGAGAGAGCTCGTAAAATGTCCGTATTCATATTGTTCGTCTCAAATGTCCGAGAGTTTGCTACAAGCAACGAACTATCAGCCGCGATGAATTTCCCATATATTGAAGAAATTGACGCCTGCTCGTTTTCCTGAACCCACTTCCAATAGCGCCGCCCCCAAGACAGCGACTCGATGACAAATCTTTCGGCAAATACTTCGTCGCGACTAGCCATGATTATCGCGCGATCTATTGCCTCGCGGTTAGGAGCCTGGGTACTCTTCGGTTTGACATGTGCCAATCGCTTAATCAACTCGTGGTCTAAATTATAGATGACACGTCCGTGCATATTCACCGCCGCGACGCCACGCCAGTTATCTGGGAAAAGCGCGCACATCGAACCGACGGTGCCGTCGATGACCTGAAACGCGTTTGGCGACTCCCAAGCCAAGCCAAACATAGCGTTCCTCTCACCCGGCTGAATGATGAGCTTCCCCCCGCCGTACAAATGATGAAGTCGCATCAATCGATCGTCGGAGCCTGTTCCGATTGGAACGGCCTCCAAACCACCTCCAGATGCTGTTATGTGAAAATCCGTCCAGTTATAAAATGAGAAACGTCCAACCGAACTGACAGACTGATCGCAACTCTCAAGCGAAGCTGGCGCCCCATTTTCCTTTCGCAGCAGCCAGTATGGCACTTGGCGACAGTACTCAGACTTTTGCGCGGCGGAAAGCGAAGACGCGGAAACATTTATTTCGTTAAATGGCGATGCCGTATTCGCCTTCAAGAAATCACGCCACATAGCTGATCGAAATTTTCGAATCTGGCTCAGTACGCTTCCGCTCATTGGTTCGATCAACCGAGATCGATCGACCATGATCTCGGCAGCCTTCCGGAGGTCAACGTCCAAATGACAATCATTGAATTTGCCCGCGCCAAACTCTATAGTTATACCGTGAAGTGAGGTAAAATTGCTGATTACAGGCCTGCGAAATGCATCTTCACCCCATGCAAAATCTCCATTGAGCTTCTCGGTATCCGAAAATAGCACGGAGCTGCTTCCGTCAATCAAGAAGTAAGGAATGGATCCCCGCAACACCCCTTCATCGTTATCGAGCTTAATCTCTACAACAGGGGTCCACCGCAATGCCGAGTTAGCGATATCCGTCATGGATTTTACGCGCCGACTTTTTGCAAGAAAGATCTCTGTTTCCTCTTCCGAAGCAAAGCCTTTTTTACCCGGCTCGTCGTTTCGGAAAATGCTAGCCACGATCTTTTCCTTATCGAACGCCACGTCATGGGCCCATTCAGGGCCCATCGCCACAGGATCGGATACACCAACATCATCGCGCAATACTAATTTGCAGGGTAGCCACCTGAACGTCTGCGAAACATAGACTTGGAGCCGTTTAAAAAATGACTCCGGGGATGGTTCGAGAGCAGAATCTTTTAGTTCCAGTGACACAACCGTACCTTTACCGGCTCTGGTATCTTTGGACAATTCGCCAAATCCGTCTAACCCGTTTATCGCAAACTGCCAGCCGCTAGCATCGTGATCGCCAGCTTCCTGACTTCTTCGGGTCGTAATCGTAAGAGCATTTGCAAGCATGAAATAGCTTAATACCCCGATGCCAAAGCGGCCGGTTCGCTCGACTAAAAACCCCGCGTCGCGAGCTGCTCGTTCTAAACGTCGTGATTCACCCCGGATACCCGACCCGCTAATGAGCAAGTGTTGTTCAATGATTGAGCGGGTCATTCCCGATCCGTTATCTTCACAGATTAGCAAATACTTCCCGTCGCTCTGCGTAAACGTTACAGTGACTTGGTGAAAATTACTAAGATAATTCAGAGCATGAACGTCTCTAGGATTGTCCATTTCCAAGCGACTGTAAGCAATTTGTTCCCGGATTGCGTCTAGGCTATTTTGTATCAGTTCTCGCACGGCTACTATAGGGCGCTGGTATAACGCCGTTCCAGAAAGCAGCGCCAAAACCTTCTGGGTATCAGGGCGAAAGCTTCCGTCTATAAATATGAACGTCCCTGGCAACTCTCGTATGTCGGATACAAGACGACTAGGCCATTCCCACTTGTATACCGCTGCACGACCAGCCGCGACCACTCCGCTGGTGAAAGCGTTCTCTTGGCTCAGGGTAGCGCATAGCGCAAGTTCGGCGTTGACCCAATCCGCCGTCATAAGCACTGCCTTATGAATAAGTGCGTTTGGCGTTTGTGCTGAGAATATTAATTGGTGGTTTACGGCATCGATCTCAAACGATATCGAATGGTCCTTGTACCAATATATGCGACTTGACGGAGCAATACCCCGGTTCTTTAGAACAACTTCGGGAGTCCTTTCGGGGGCAAATTCCAACACATCAGCTAATCGTAAGACCGCTGCCAGAAACCTTAGGTTTATTGGATTTGCGGGTGACCCGACGTTTTTGGCATTGAAGCGGGAGCTTCGCAGGTCCGAGAGCCCCTCATGGTGACTCCTACAAAGAATAACCAGATCCTCAATCCAGCCGGGATAAAGACTTAATCCTGAAAGTGACAGCTCTGATCTAATAAATTCTTCGCTCCAATCGTTATGCCTACTCCTCGAATAGTAAGCAACCGCGTCATCTACGATAGTTAGCCCTGACAATGTAATCCGGTCTTTTTCCACCGGTGCAGTTAGGCCGCTACGATTTGTATCGAGCCAACTTTGGAATTGTTCTCTGTCAACCTTTGGAAGTTTAGATGTGTCCCCGGTGATTAGCCAGCTATAGTGCTCGCTGATTTTTTGCCGCCTTGGTGACATACCAATATCGTGGCAGTATGATGCCATCAGTAGAAGACTCAACTCGATAGTTGATAAGCTACCAATGGCGTCTCCGACGAGATTTGCGCTCATCTCAGCAACGCGGAAGCTATGTTCATTATCGTGTAGTGTGAAATCGAGAGAGGCTGGCGCCCCAGAACGTAGCACGGATTCGACGGCGGGCATCGCAACATGAAGAAGCGTAGTTTCCTTAGTTGCACTCGTTCGAGAAAATATTTCTGCCGCTAGCCGGGTAGATCGCCAATCTGACATAAATTTCCCTTTGTAGTTTTTCTGCACCGTACGGACGGACGCCCTTTTGTCGAGGTACGTTGGAGCGTGCACGAAAACGCATTTTGCCCTCTCCCCGCCTATGAGCCACTCATGGCGGAGAATCGTTCATGTTGAGGGTTCGCCGGCGATTTAGCTGCATAAAATGCCGTCCCAAAAGCCTGCGGGCGAGGCGTGGGGGCAAGTGCGTTTGTTCTGGTGAGGTTTTGCGCGGCTTTATCAAGACGGAAGCATACCTGCACCAGGCTTTTTCCGAGCCTCCTCTCGGCGATGAACGAGGGGCAGGGATCGATCAGAACAAATCATGATCGAGTTAACGCATACAGCTTGACCGTGTCGGTTTTTCCGACCAACTTGTCGGTAAGAAAAACAGACAAGGTGATGAAGGTGCGACCAATCGGTTCTTTCGTTGAAACGATTATCCTGCGCGAATCTTGGGAGGTTGTCCCGCGCCTCGACGAGCTGAACCTCGATTTGAATCGCCTCCTTCACGTTAGGTCCGTTGCGCTAGGTGAGCGAGCCAACGCCACCCCTTTCCATTGCGCCAATGCCCCGGGCACGTTTGCCTACCAATACGGCACTTGGGCGCTACGGGAGCAGTTCGTCGACGAGATCTGGCGGGTTGACCGTTCGGAGGGAGTCGAGGGCATTTATAACTCGCAACGCCAGACCCGCGTGGTTTTCTGCAACGTTGATGTGAGCTGCAATGATATCGCCCACCCTAAGCCGCGCTCCGATAAGGGATCGGGCGCCGAGCGCGTATGCCAGGGAAACTTGTTTGGAAGCTTACCAGTGTACACCCAGCAGGCCGCCAGCTCGATAGCGACCTACTATCTGATGGTCGATGAAACAGGTGCCGTGGAGTTGTCGCGTCCGATCATTGCCGATGGCACCTTCGTTGCCTGCCTTGAGCGTATTTACCTTTCTCAGGGCGGCCCGAATGATGAACTGGTTACGGCCTTGCCGCTCGACTCCGATGATGCCATCGGCGGTTTCGATCCGCAGGTAGCCCGCAAGTAACGAGTTTTCATATGTTTAATCCGAAACGGCTCAGTCTGGCCCGCAAGCGGCGCCGGCTGACCGCGAAGGCGCTTGCCGAATTAGCCGGGCTCGCCATTGACACCGTCTTGCGCCTTGAGAAGGGAGCGCACTCACCGGACGACATGACGATTGCCCGCTTAGCGCGAGCTTTAGCTTACCCTCATAGCTTCTTCACATCGTCTGACCCTATGGACCTTGACGTCGATGCCGTAAGTTTTCGGAGCTTCTCGAAGCTCAGCGTCCGGGAACGGGAAGCTGCAATCGCCGCTGGATCGCTGGGGTTGCAGTTAAGCGCTTGGGTAGAGGAACGGTTCGCCCTTCCGCAGATTAAAATGCTGGACCTAAGCTACGAAACAAATCCGGAAGTGGCAGCGCTGAACCTACGGCAATTCTGGGGTATTGGGGAACGTCCGATTGGCGATATGCTGGGTCTACTAGAGACACATGGTGTAAGGGTTTTCTCTCTTTCGGAAAATACCGCAGCCGTGAACGCCTTCTCATTTTGGCGAGACAACAAGCCTTACATCTTCTTGAACAACTTTAAGACGGCGGAAAGCAGCATATTTGATACCGCCCACGAGCTTGGGCACCTGGTCATGCACAAGCATGGCGATCCGAAAGGCATTCGGTCCTCGGAACGGGAAGCCGACGCATTCGCGTCAGCCTTCCTTATGCCGGAACGTGATGTGATAGCCAGGATACCGAGACCGATCACGGTCGATCTTGTGCTTAGAGCAAAACAACGTTGGCGGGTTTCAGCGATGGCCATGGCATATCGCATGAAAGCTTTGCGATTGCTCTCGGATTATCAGTACAAATCGATTTGTATTGAACTTGGCCGCCGAGGCTATCGCACTGCGGAACCCGGTGGAATCGAACGTGAGACATCAATCGTTTGGCGAAAAATGCTCTCGCACCTATGGAGCGAACGGACAACGAAAGCGGAAATAGCGCGAGATCTGAATATGCCCCTCGACGAACTGGAGGGACTGATTTGGAATCTTGCTGCCGTTGGCAGCCATCCTGACAGGAACGACAAACCGTTACTTCACGCCGTTTGAGAAATGATCGCCGGAGCGACAAGTGAAACCTGCCGCTCCGGCTCGAACATTACATTTCCGTAATCCGCGGCAACAGCGCACGCAGCGTGTGAGGGTAGCTGTTTGTCCCGCGAATCGTGGCAGCAGCGCCCGACACATCGATCACGACCAGCAGGTCGGTCGACGTCAAGAGAAGCGTCCTAAAATAAAGACGGTTCTCCAACTCGGAAATGCTCTCGTTCGTTGAAACGAGGGCGAAGGACGTGGTTTCGGTCCACACTGTGTTACATGCACGGATCTGCCCCATAAGGCTTTCATAACGAGCATGGTACGTGGAGTCTGATGCCAGTTTAAAACTGACGGCGTACGTTGACATCGCGCGGTCCTTCTAATGGACATTTTGCAATCGCCTTGACCCGCCACGCGAACAGAGTAATCTGCTCGCGCTTGGAATAGCCGTTCCGCTGACGATTGCCCCGTGTAGCGGATGAACAGAGCCGGGGTCGCCAAACCCCGGCTCAATTCATGTCGAGCGCATGTATCGTTAAGAATCGGTGAAAAGTCGATAGAGGGGCACCGACAGAAAACGGAAAATCGTCGACTGTGCCAAAATTACCACATTGGGGTATAGCCACCCCTCTAGCCTACTACTTTTTACGCTGCAAACGCAAAGCGCGGCATTACATCTTTAATGTTGATATCGTGACTTTTATGCATCACTCATATTTAATCGTTCTACGGATCGCGCAGATTCCGGTCATTCAACGTCAACAATAATGGTTGGCGATAGGTACTAACGTTTAGTTGTGTCGACGCGCGATTATAACGGCGCTCCTGTCTTTGCCATCGGTTGAAACGCCTCGAACGCGATCGCTTCCTCGCCAAGCCAGTCGTTGATCTCCATCATCCGCATCATAATCGGCGTGGCGACGTTGATATGGAACGCGTTTGCGGCGTCAATGATGCTACCGAGGCCACCAGCGTTGTGCGGCACGAAGCCGAGCAGGATAGGCGGCACGCGGTGCGATGCGAGGACGTCCTCGGTTGTCGCCTGCTTGATGCCGAGGAACTCATCCTTCGCCGCGGCCTCGCCGATCGGGATGATCTGGACGCCGTCCTTCTTTCCGCCAGGCGCATGAATGAACAGATTTTTGAAATTGCCGACACCCTTGGCTCCCTCGAGCGCTTCCTCGATATCGTCCGCATCCTCGTCCGACATCGTTGCCTCGTTCAAATAGAACACGAAGCCAGCATGCGCGCCGTTCTGGAAGTAGCGACGACGAAACAACGTCGACTGCTCATTGAGGAAAGCGGACTGCAGCGCAGCCAGGTACTCGGGCACGCCATAAATCTCTTGCTCTAGATCGGTCTCATAAAGCTGGAACACACTACCAGGAGCGAACGGCACTTCGTTTCGGTAACCGGGCACCCAATAGAACTCGCCTTCGTCCTTTCCGCGCCGCGTATGGATCGCCGGCGAATGAACGAGCTTCAACGGCCGACCGCTGATGCTGTCACGCCGCTCGAGATAGCCATTGCCCATCGTAAGGTAGTTGAGGGCAAAATCCGCGAAGTTCCGCCGGTCCAGTAGTCGAGACGGCTTGAAGTGGCGGACGAGCTGATCGCGCTTGTACTGCAGCGCGCTCGAATGGTGCGCCGTCGCGCGATAGGCGCGGGCGAGGCCCTTGGGCGGGATTGGCGGCTCGTACCACCGCCCATTTAGCCCGCACTCGGCGTAGCTGATCATGTCCCGGCGATCGAGAACCGCCTCTGGCTCGCCGAAGCGAAATGCCCTGGTGCGACCCGTTGACGTTCCGGCCGGTGCCGAACTCGTCACGATCGCGCCGGCGCCGGCCGCGGCGTCGCTCACTGGCGCCGGCGCTGGGATCATCGGACTTGTCATGGAGGGCTCTCACTCTGGTTTTGGTGCTGGTGGTGTCGGTTGGATCGAGCGGCTCGTTGTAGAGCGCGTGCATGATGGCCCAGGCGAGATCCGCGTGGCCGGTATCGCCGGCGCGGCTCGCGACATAGGTTACCTGGCGCTGGCTCTTCGTCAGCTCGGCGCGGATCGCCATGAAACTCGCCATGATATCGCGCGCGCCCTGGTCGAACTCGAGACGCTTGGCCTGCATCACGCTCTTGGCCTTCAGGACCATCTGCGTCTTGACCGGCACCGAATAATCGATCCGGCGTGCGGTCGGGAATTTCTTCACCACGAGCTGCCACACCGAGGCGCCAACGCCAGTGGTATCGATGCCGATATAGCCGACATTGTACCGCTCGAGCTGGTCGAGGATCATTTGCGCCTGCTCGGCAAAACCTTTGCCCTTCAGCCGGTGCTTTTCTAGGACCCGGAACTTGCCCTTCGCCCCGTTAGGCGCGGCGACGATCACCATCGCAGCATCGTCACCGGCCGCGCTTTCGGCCGGATCGTAGCCAATCCACACCTCGCCATCACGGAACGGCCGGATAGCAAAGGGATCGAAGTCTTTTGCCCAAGCGTCCCAACTATCGACGCCGCACGATCGCATGAGATTGAACGGGAACATCGACGCCGTGTCGTCGACGAAATTACACATGTAGAGGTTGTCGAAGACGTCGGGCGCATAACGCCGGCGCAACTTGTCCAGGTCGAACAGGTTGCACCCGCCGGCCTGCGCATCGAGAATGCTGACGCGCTGCCGCCAGATCCCGTCCGCGCCCTCGACGCCGGCGCGCAATTGCTCGTCGGTGAATCGGAAGTTGGCGCGATCCGCCTTTGGCCGATCCTCGTTGTACGCATCGCCGGACCATTTCTTGTACGCCTGGTGCGCGATCGTCGACGGTGTCGAAAAATAGGTAATCCGGTAGCGTTTCTGGCTCGCCATAGCGCTGGCGACGTCGTCAATTTGCTCGAAGCCGTGAACCCAGAACACTTCGTCAATATAAACGTCACCGTGGTAGGACTGCGCGGTCTTATAGTTCGTACCGAGGAAATAGAGCTTAGGTTGCTCGCCTAGTGGTCCTTCAACGCCATCGAGATCGAGCGTAATCGGATCGCCCTGCAACTGGACGCCAACGACCTTTAAGACGAAATCGATAATGTACGCGCGGAAGTTGTTCGCCTGTGCGCGACTTGCCGATATGAAAAGCTGGTTGTTGCCTGTCTCTAGCAACCGGATGAACGCTTCGCGCGCGAAATAGTAAGTCGCACCGATCTGGCGGCTCTTGAGGATGAACCGCGTAGTAAGCGCGGACGATCCCATGAGATCATCTTTCGGCCCACGCCACGCTAGCTGATAGTCGAAGAGATCGGTCTCAAACGCGTCAATGAGCTTTGCGATTTGCTCTTCGTCTAAGTGATTTTTGCGTGCAGCCTTTTTAGGGCCGGCATTACGCGCGGCGACCTTCGGATTTAGGTCGACCTCGTTGCCGCCTGGCGCCAGGTAACGGCGCACACGTGCCATGCGCTCGATCTGGCGGCCGAGCAGGTCGATTTCCTTGTAATCGCTACCCGACTTCGTCTCTTTGGCGACGAGCATGCAGTAGCGCGAGACCGTGCAATCCTCGGCGCGCTCGATCTGCGGAGCGTCATCCCACTTGTCGCGCCCCTTCCAACTGGCGACGGTCGCGGCATTCAGCGTCAGGCCGTGGTCGCCGACACCTCGCCCGCCTGGGGTTTCTACCTGCAAACCCATGACGGGGAACCGCTGCTCGACGCGGCCGACAACACCTTTCTGGATACCGCACCATGAGCGCGCTCAAACTGATTCTCACCGATGCCGGCATGGAGCGCTTCACCGCGGCGCAGCTCGGCAACCCGATCGACCTCACCGTTGCCGCGATCGGCCTGACTGCGCAGGACTTTTACGCCGCGCCGACGTTGACCTCGCTCCCCGGTGAGTTCCGCCGGGTCACCGCGGTTTCCGGCTCTGTCGTTGGCGACAATACCGCGCACATCGTAATGCGCGACGATGCCGAGATCGGCTACACCGTGCGGGGCTTCGGCCTGATCCTCGCCGATGGCACGCTGCTAGCTGCCTATGGTCAGTCGACGCCGATCGTCGAGAAGTCCACGGCCGTAACGCTGCACCTACCGCTCGACCTCGCCTTCCCGACCGCCGCGATCGATAAGCTGACGTTCGGGGATGCGAACTTCCTTAATCCGCCTGCGACCACGACGAAGAAGGGCGTGGTCGAGCTGGCGACGATCACAGAAGCGCGCGCCGGCGCGGACTCTACGCGCGTTCCTCCTGTCGCGGCGGTCCAGGCGATGCTCGAGCAGCGCCTGCCAGCAGGCGTTATTCTTCAATGGTTCGGCGATGTCGACACCGTTCCCGCCGGCTGGGCGCTTTGCGATGGTCGATCGGTCGATCGCGCGGACGGCAACGGCAAGATTGCGACGCCGGATATGCGCGGCCGCACCGCAGTTGGCGCTACAGCGGAAGCGCCGGCCGGTGCCACGTTCGGCGCGACGTCGAGGGATCTGACGACCAGCAAGGCGGGCGCACATACGCCAGTCGCGACGATCACGATCGATGCGATCGCAACCGGCGTCTCTATAGGCACAACGACGCGCAACGTCGACGCCGGTGGATCCGCAAACGGCGTCATCACAAGCGTCAGCGTGAACGATCCCACCCATACCCACGGCGCGCATGCGGCTGTCGAGGCGGTGCCGTCCCACGATCATACCGCCACGATCGACGTCACCCAGCCGTCGCTCTCTCTCAACTACATCATGAAGATCTGAACTATGGCGAAGATCACACAACTCGAGCGGCTCGCAAATCCGACTGGCGATGAGCTGGCCGTGGTCGCCGATATGGCGGACGGCGGCAAGACGAAGGGCATAGCGGTTGGTCCCCTAGCTATGGCGGCTGCAATGCCCGCTGTGGAACTTGCGGAGACCGCGCGCGATGGTGCTGAGGCTGCCGCGCTGGCGGCGTTTGTTGCTATGGGCGACGGTGTCTATGACAGCGTCGAGGACGGCATTGTCGGCGCTGACGATGGCGAGGGCTTCTACGTTCGGGGCAATGACAGCGGCCTAGAACTCTGGATCCGCGATGGCGCGACAGCGCGCCTGTACGTCGCGTTCGCGACCAGGTCGTCTCTGCGCAACAACGGGATCAACCTTTGGGAGATCGCCAAAGGCGACGGCGTCACGAACGATACCGATGCGATCGCCGAAGCGATCGACACTGCGGCGTCGTGGAAGGTCGGCCGCATCAACTGCGGCAGCGATCGGTACACCTACAAGATGGGCGGTGACTTCCATCGCTCGCCGAACAGCGACTTCAATCGTGGCCTGGTCGAATTGCGCTCAAGCATCGCGCTCGTTGGCGCGGCACCAGGTTCGCGTCCGACGTTCAAGATGGCGGGCGGATACTACAACCCCGGCGGGCTGTTCTCCGATCGCTTCTGGGAAGGCAGCTTTATCGAAGGCGTCCACTTCGAAAACCTGATCCTGGACGGCAATATCGCCGCTCAGACCTGGAACGCATCGGGTGGGACCGACTTGGGGGGCGGTGACGCCGGTGCGGATGTATTTCAGCACAGCCATCTGGTTGCGCTGCTGCTCGCGAAGAAGATCTCCGCCCGCCGGTGCGCGTTCCGCAATGCACGGGGCGACGGCATCACCACCGGCGGACGCCGTGACGGCGTAGTGTATGATTTCGCCCGCGATCTGCTCGTCGAATATAACGATTTCGAGAACCTGTTTCGCCAGGGCGTCAACGCAGCCACGAACGTCGTTCGTCTCATCGGCAATCGCTACAGCGGCGATGGCTTCTGGGTAGGCGCCGTCACGCTCGAGGTCGGCGAGATCGTCGACGTCGTGCAGGACTTCTGGGCCGCATACGAGCAGTTCGACTTCCGCATCGGCGTATCGCCGCCCGAGCGCACGCCTAAGTGGCGAGCGACCAGTGCGGAGGCGGCAGCACGCCGAATCCACCTGCGCCGCGCGTATGCCGCGAGCGGAAACTTCTACACCAGCTATCCGGACTTCAAGTTTCCCGGCAAGCTCGGCCGCCTTAGCCTGGTGCATCCGAAGATCTGGCAGGGCACGATCGACTGTTTCGGTTTCGACCGCGTTCATATCGACCAGCCGCAGATCGAGAACGTCTACGAGGATACGACCGATCACTTTCTGATTGGCCCCAACTCTATCCATGCAGGGCCTGCACGTGATGCCGATCGCGTAACCGGCCTTGCCGATTTCATCGTGTCCAAACCGATCATTCGGAGCGACCTTGGTGGGCCGGGGATTCACGTCTCCCGTTTCGAACGGGTCAACATCGGGGGCGGCTCGATCGTCGGCGGTCGTGATGCTGGCATTCGCCTGGAATCCTGCGGCGGATCGGTCACCGATATGCATATCCAGGATGTCGGTCGCCTAACGGTCGGCGGTGATGCCGCCATCCGCGATGCGTCTAGCTCGGCAATCACCGTATTTGGAACGGGGGGCGATCTCACGATCGCGGACATCCGCGCGAAGGATACCCGCGTCGGCGATGCTCGCCGGATGACGCAAGCTGTCTATGCGAACGTCAGCACGGAAACACTGACGCGTATCCGCGACGTAACCGGGCGCAACATGATCTCCGGCGTCGTGAAGGACGTCAACAATTCGACGATGACCACCGGCGCCAGCGACGGCGAACGCAAGCTGCGTTTCAACAGCCCGATCGAGATGAACGGTGGCCTGAAGGTCGATGGCCCCATCGAGTTCGTCAGCAGCGACGGCGATCTGAATATCACGCTCCGCGCCGCGCTGGGCACCAACACGAAGCTATCCTTCATCAAGGGCATCGGGCTCGAGGCACAGATCGCGCAGCTCGCGGACGGCACGCTGCAGGTCAACATCTTCGAGAACGGCATCGCGACCGGTTCGCCTACGTCCAGTGCGTCGGGGAGGATGTCGGGGCAGCTCTGCTCTACCGCGACAAGTTCTCGGCTCGCGAGCTGATGGGCGTCTGGCCGGAATGGACGGGCGGCATCGCCGGCACTTGGTCGGGCAAGGCGGTCGCGATCGCGCTCGGGCTGCGCGCGGCGATCGACGAAGAGACCGGCTGGCATAAGTCGCTTTCCAACGTCCCCGTCGCCGGCGTGACCGGCATGAGCAAGGACGTTCATTTCGACCTGCAGGACATGTCCACCGATGCCGGCCTGCTCAATGCCGGCCACGTCACCACGCTGGTAAACATGAACGGCCATCGCTTTTGGGGGAACCGTACGTTCTCTGAAGAGCCGCAGTTCGCCTTCGAAGTCGCGGTGCGTACCTCGCAGGCTATTCAGGACGAGATCGCAAAGGCACTCGCGCGGTTCATCGACAAGCCGATGACTAAGGGCCTGGTCGTCGACATCGTCGAGACGGTCAACGCATCGCTCCGCCAGTGGGTGTCCGAAAACCGTCTTGTAGGCGGTTTCTGCTGGTACGATCCCGCGGCCAACCAAGAGGCAGCGCTCGCCGCCGGCCGGCTCGTGATCGATTATGACTTCACGCCATGCGCGCCCTTGGAAGGGCTCGAGCTGAATCAGCGGATCACCGACAAGTATTACGCCGGTTTCGCCGACAACATCGCCGCCTAACCGCGCCGGCGCCCCGCGAACCATCTGCAACTTCCGAACATCTAAAGGACGAACGTCATGCGCCTTCCCGCAAAGCTGAAGAATTGGGACGTCCACGTCGACGGCGAAAGCTACGCCGGCGTTGCTGGCGAAATTGCCCTCCCCAAGCTCGCCGAAAAGGTCGAGCAGTGGCGCGGCGCCGGCATGCTTGCCGAGGTCGATATCAGCATGGGCCTCGAAAAGCTCGAGATGGAAACGAAGTTCGGCGGGCTGGTGCTGGGCATCCTCCGCCAGTTCGGCGCCACCACGCTTGGCGGCGTGATGATCCGTTTCAACGGTGCCTACCAGGATGACTACACCGGCAGCGTTTCCGCGGCCGAGCTGGTCGTGCGTGGCAAGCACGTCGAGATCGATCCCGGCACCGCCAAGCCAGGCGACAACACCGAATGGACCGTCAAGTCGACGCTCACCTACGTGCGCTGGCGCGTGAACGGCCGGACGGAGGTCGAGATCGACGTGATCAACTGCATCATGATCATCAACGGCGTCGACCTCATGGCCGAGATCCGCGCCGGCATGGGCCGCTGATCGAACACTTCCCCCTGAAATTGCGAATTTGCGCAATTTTGCAAATCTGACTCCAGGACCTGCATCATGGCCGATCTGCCAGAACTTCCCGCGACCATCACCGTCGACCTCGATACGCCATTGAAGCGAGGCGACGACGCGATCGCAACGCTCACCTTCCGCCGGCCGACTACCGTCGTTCTCTTGGATATGTCGCTGATCCAGCTCGGCCTAGTCGACATGGACGTGATGCGGGACCTGCTCACCCGGACCAGCACGGTCGGCCTGATCGGTGAAGAGGTCGACAAGATCGACGGCGCCGACATGCTGCAGATCGCGCGCGATGTTTCCGATTTCTTCCAGATCGAAGAATTCGAGGATCTCGAGATCCATATCGACGGCGACATCGTCACGATCCCGCTCGTTAAGCCGATCGTCCGCGGCGAAACCACGCTCGATGAGCTGCGACTGCGTCGTCCGGATAGCGGCTCGTTTCGATCGCTTTCGCTCGCGCGAATCGGGCAGATGGAAACGCGGAGCCTCGCCGGACTGTTGCCGCGTATCAGCATGTCGCCTCTCACCGAGGCGGACACGTACGCGGCCGAACCAGGCAAGCAGCGTGGTTCGTTACACGCGTTCCTTGTCGCCTCGATCTGCACGCTCGCTCGTCCTGGCGCGATCGTCGACATCAACGTGGCGCCCGATCGCCAGCAATGGTGGCCGGGTTCGCCCTTGATCGACCTCAATCCGCACGGTCGAACACAGAACAAGAAGCACCGTGCCCTTGTGCCTGTTCTGCCTGCTTTGGACCGTTGGCTTCGCGCCGAATACGCTACGTACATAGCGCTCTCGCAGCAGGACCGCGCCGGCCGGGGCTGGCTGGTAAACTATCACGGCCGGCCAATCCAGGACGTCGACCGCGCATGGGACACCATGCTGACGAACCTCGAGCTGCCGAAGGGCCGCGAGTGGCGGTCATACCTGTTGCGCCACAGCCTCGCGACCCTCGCGCGCAACCGCGGCGCGACGAAGTGGGATCTTGAGGGCTTCATGGGACACAGCGACGGTAGCCAGACGGAAGTCTACGCGATCGGCGAATTTCCGTCCGTCGTGACAGCTCTCGAGGGGATCGTCGCTGATATGGAGCGGCTCGCGCCAGGTGCAATGCACCGAAGCCGCACCGAACACGGTCTAGTCGGCCAACTCAGCAAGGGTGACGAAAATGTGAGTTAA